CATCGAGGTGCCAAACTGCTGTTGGTCTGGATGTTGCCCACACCATTGGCCCACAGCGTCAAATTCTGATTGGTCACTGTGGTGCTGATCACATTGTCGCGTATGCTGATGGTGCTGCCTGGTATGGTGTTGCTGCCCAATGGGAACGGAGCTCCGTTGGCATAACGATAATCGTTGCTGTACACAGCACCTGCTACCACATTGCCTGTGGCAGTGATGTTGTTGAATGAGAGACTGGTGCTGGTGGTCAGCACTGTGTTGCCGTTGTACTTGAGATTGGCGCCATCTGCTGTGAGTGGCACTGAATTCATGTAGATTGTGGCGTTGCTGACCCAGAGATCCTGCCACTGATTTGTGGCGTTGCCTAGATTGTAAGCGTTGGTGTAGGCAGGGATGATGTCCGATCCTACCTGGGTTAGATCTATGTTGGCGTTGCCCGATCCACCACTGCTGATGCTGACGCTGGCTTCCATCTCAGCCCATTGGCTGGAGTTGTTGTCGTTGAAGTAGATGTACTGTATGCCTGTGGTGCTCTGTATCCACACATCGCCCACGTTGGGGCTGGCAGGGGCTGTGGCGCTGAAAGTGGTGGTGCTACCACCGTTGCCACCAGCTATGCCCGTGAGAAAAGCACCGTTGCCGTAGAAATATTGGGCGTAGACACCGTTGAATCTGAGATTGGCTGTGCCCAGATCACGCACACTGTCAATGCTGGGAGCGATGGTGCTTTTGGTGGTGATGTAGCCCACACCGTTGCCGGCCAGCACTAGATCTAGATTGGTCACATTGGTAGTGACCATGTTGTTGCTGATTACGACTTGGCTGTCAACTGGTCCAGCTGCCCAAATGTTGCTAAAGTTGTTGTTGACGTTGTTGAAAGCGTCGCGTAGGCTCTCACCTGTGCCATCGTTGGCTACTGCCCCTACGTTGATTATTTGTTGTGTCATGCTGATATAGGCCCTATCGCATATTTACCAGCAGGGCAGCAGGCTTCAAACTGCGAAAGTTTTGATGAATTCCAAGGTTTCTACCCGCTTGTAGCGAGGCTGCTTGTGGAAATCTTTGACATCAGCCGTGGTGGGACCGTGTACTCTGATCCAGTTGGTGTGGGGATAATCCTGCATGATACGCACCAGCTGGCGTTCCCAGTTGCCTGTGTAGGTAGGCACGCTGTTGCTGCGCTTGTAGAATTCGCTGTCAGCATACACATTGTTGAATCTGTCGTTGACCCCAGCCATGTCAAAACCCAAGAGATAGATGTCATCATGCCCGTCGGCAGCAGCGATGCTGGCCGCCACAGGTCCAGAACTGTAGCCCCAGTATGCTTCCTGGATGCGTCTGGCCCCAAGCCCTTCTATGGGTTTGCGGGTGTACATCACATGATCCTGTGAATAACCAGATCGCTGTATCTGTTCCGAGATAGGACGGTCAGTGGCTATGAGCACATCTGGTGTGAAGTCACGATACAGGGCATTGCATCCATAGATCTTGCCGTGTGTTTGCAAGCGGGTTAGATCCACCGGTCTGCGGCTCACACCGTTGCCGATGACAAAAGCTCTAGTCATAAAAAATCCTCCCAGTATGTAGCTGGGAGGATTTGATTGGTATCAAGATTACGATGTAACGTTGGTAACCTGGGCCAACTGTAGGCTGCCGTTTTGAGCATTGGCACCATTGATGATTTCTGCACCAGACCAAGTAACAGTACCTTCGTCTGTGAAGAAGTTGCTGGGGTAGAAATGCTCGCTGCTGTAGTTGTTGGTACCAGCATTGCTGTTGCTGTAGTTGCCGTAGGTCATGCCGTTCCAGTCGCGGATCCACTTGTTGCTGAGATAGCTGGCGTACACAGCGGTACTGTCACCAGTGCTGAATCTCACGCTCATATAACCTGCTGCGGGCGAACCTGAGTTGGTCAAAACACACTGTCCAACCAGCACGCCGGTGCCGTTTTGAGGATTGGCGCAAACTGCTGTGCAATAGAATATTGTGCCTGCTATGGCACCAACTGGAGCACCCATCTGTTGCCAGTTGGTGGTGTCCAGGCTGGTGATCATGTAAGTGGCACCAACCACGAAATCTTCATCTTGTACTGTGGTGTTGCTGCTGACCAGGAACTTGTGAGCACCTTTTTGACGGATGATGCGACCAGCTGCGGCACCTTGACCGCTGCCGCTGGGCAATGTGATGTTCACTGTGGCCACGATCTCTGGGTACGAAGTAGAAGGTGAGCTGATAACTGGTGCACCACCAACCACGCCCAGGAAGTCACTGGCGCTGAGGGTGCCTGCTGAGTTGTAAACTGGATCTGTGAGTGATCCAAAGTTTGGATAACCACCATCTACCAAAACGCCAGCAGCAGGTTGATTCACCGAGCCATTGGCATTGATAGTGATACCTTGTGCGGTACCGTATTTTTGAATTTTGAGTGCTCTTGCCATTTGTTTTCTCCTTTGAAGAAGCCCCATGCGGGTTCTAGCCGCTACGCAGTTTGATCTGCATAAAACGCCCAATTGCGTTGACATGTATTTATAGAAATCTGCTAGACCTGCGTGTGTGCCTGTAAATACTGCCATGAATTACGAACAGCTGATCGCCCAAGGTAACCAACTCAGAGAAGATCGCCGTCCCCAAGACGCACTCAAATGCTATGCTCAGGCCTTGATAGACTATCCTGACCATGCTGCTGCCTGGAACAATTACGGCAATGTGTTGCGCGAATGCGGACAGCCTGCCCGAGCCATACCATTCTTGCAGCATGCCATAGCACTGGAACCCAATCATGTGACTGCACACTTCAATCTCAGTGTGTGCTGGCTGCTGTTGGGAGACTATGCTCGTGGTTGGCCTGCTTACGAAAGCCGTTGGCACTATGAACACTTGGCTGGCTTGTTGCCAAAATATTCGCAACCACGCTGGACTGGTCAAGATATCAAGGACAAAACTATCTTGGTGGAAGGCGAGCAAGGTCATGGTGACAACATACAGTTCTGCAGATTCCTGTACAACCTACATGTGCTGGGTGCCAAGATCAAATTCCGCACCACCGATGGTCTGGTGCCTTTGCTGAACCAAGGCAGCATCATGCAAGAGGTACTCAAACACGATCAAGATCCTGGAGAGTTTGATTACTGGGTACCTGTGATGAGCATACCCGGCGTGCTGGGCGTGACCTTGGAAAACTTGCCTAACCCTGTGAACTACCTCAATGTGGATCAAAATCAACAGCAACATTGGCTACAGATCCTGGGTCCAAAAACACGCATGCGGGTTGGTTTCTGCTGGAGTGGGCGCAGAGATGCTTGGCTCAATCGCCACAAAGGCATGCCATTCTCTGATATCTGCGCCCTGATCCGTGACAACCCACACTACGAGTGGATAAACCTACAAGCAGATGCCACCGCTGAAGAAGAACAAGTGCTCAAAGAGCTGGGTGTGAATCAATACCCCAACACCATACACAGCTTTGCAGACACAGCAGCCTTGATCATGGCCATGGACGTGGTGATCAGTGTGGACACAGCCATCGCACACCTCAGCGGCGCACTGGGCCGTCCTACCTGGATCATGCTGAATTGGTTTGGCACTCGATGTCGCCCTATAGTGAGTCGTATTACAATTC